CATTGAATCTGAAGTGAACGAACACAAGGCAAAGAAAAAATGAGTGATACCACTGTACTAATTCGTTTCTTAGGTGAAGATGATGTAACGCCAGTGGCTGCTGCAGTTACGAGCAGCGTGGAAAACGTTGGCGGTGCCACCAAAACAGCGGGCAAGGGTTTTGGCGCGCTGCAATCTATTGCCACTGGTGCATTTCATGCCATTGGTGGTGCAGCAGTTAATCTGGCAGGTGCAGCATTTTCAAAGATGACTGATTTCATATCAGGCAGCATTGTAGAAGCAAGCGAATTCCAATCTATATTTGCACAGACTGAAGCAGTGGTGAAATCCACTGGCATGGCAGCTGGCCTCACTGCAAAGCAAATGGCAGATATGGCTGGTGCCATGAGTGCCAGCAGTGGCAATAGCATTTTTTCTGATGATGCAATTTTAGGTGCTGAAAATGTTTTAGCTACATTCACGCAAATTAAAGGCGCAAATTTTGGCGATGCCACGCAAGCTATTGCAGATATTTCACAGGCCATGGGTACTGATCTGCAATCATCAGCACTGCAAGTAGGTAAGGCCCTGAACGATCCTATAGCAGGCATTAGTGCATTGTCGCGTGTGGGTGTGTCGTTTACTGATGACCAAAAGGCCATGATTAAAACCATGGTCGAAACAGGCAATGTGGCTGGTGCACAGCAGGTTATTTTAGGTGAACTAGGCAAGGAATTTGGCGGCAGTGCTGCTGCTGCTGTTGATACCTATGCAGGACAGCAGGCAGTGCTGGCAGCACAGTTTGCAGATATTCAGCAGACGTTAGGCGAGGCACTGCTGCCAGTACTGGTGCGTTTTGGAAGTTATGCAAGTGAAGTATTAGTGCCAATCATTGGTGATTTAGTTACGCAATTTGCAAACTTTATTTCTGGAATTGACTGGCCAGGCATCATATCTGCTATTGATAAATTATATTTATCATCAGATAAATTTGTATCTGGCATTGACTGGCAAAATACACTGAAATCGTTGCAAACAGGGTTTAATTCATTTATGGCAGCCATTGCACCAATTACCAGTGCCATTGGTAATCTGTATGCAGTGGCAGAGCCTGCATTGTCAGCACTATACAATGTGATTGCAAAACAACTGGCATCACCACAAACACAAGGCTACATACAAAACATTGTCACTGTATTTATTTTGTTGGGAGATATTCTGATTAGCGTGGTATCACTGGCAATAAACGGTATGGCAATGCAGGTAAAGGGATTAATGCAGGCGTTTCAATTCTTATGGCCATATATTCAGATTGTTATTAGTGGCATGATGGCAATAATCACGCCATGGCAGGCACTGATTATTGGCGCATTGTCTGCAATTAGCCTACTCTTAAAAGGTGATTTTGCAGGCGCGTGGTTAACCATTCAAACAGCAATTAATACATTTGTTACTACAGTACAAACGGCCATCAATACATTTGTGATAGATGTATCAGCCAAGATTGGCGGCCTTGTATCGTCGATTGTTTCACAGGCCACGGCCGTTGGAAAAAGCATTGCAGATGGCATTGCACATGGCATTAGCAACGGCATCGATGCAATTACCGATGCCGCCAAAAAGGTTGCACAAGGTGCACTTGATGCGGCCATGAAATTACTCGGAATTGCATCACCATCAAAGGTGTTTGCCAATCTTGTGGGCAGACCTATTTCACAAGGCATGGCAGCAGGCATTATGGCAGGATTGCCAGACGTAACAAACGCAATGAATGCCACACTAGGCAGTGGGGTGAATGCAGCACAGGCAACAGTGCAGAATTATTACCAGCTATCAGCCACGTATAATACAAATCAAAGTGAATCAAGTATCATGGCAGATTTCAATGCCATGCAAATATTAGCAGGTGGTATATAGTGGCATACGCACTTACATACAGCATACAGGGCACTACATATACACTCAATGGCTATGATGTGGTGTCAGGTCTTACGTTTGGGTATATGGGTGATTTAGGATTTGGCATGGCACCACTACACCGAATTACACAACGCGGGTCGCTGCAACAAGGTGATTCGGATATTGATTTTCGCCTCGATCCGCGTGTATTACAATTGCCATTAATCATTACTGCCACCAACATTACAGACCATTATGCAATTCGAGATAAGTTACTAGCAATATTTTCACCATCAAACGTGGTTGGCACACTCACGATTACACGGCCTGATGGTACACAGCGTGCCATTGCCACAAAAATATTAGGTGGTTTGTCACTTGATGTTGATAGTAAATCAGGCTATAGTGTAAAAACAATTGTGCAGATGCGTGCAGATGATCCTACCTGGTACAATCCTGCACAAAACGTTATTGCTGGTACACCTGCAATTCTTGGCACTCCTACACCAATACCGCGAGTATATCCAGTGACCTATGGCGCAAGTGGCACGGTCAATGTAAATACGCAAGTGTCATATACTGGCACGTGGAATTCATATCCAAACATTGTGGCAGTAGGGCCGTTGAATAGTTTAATCATTCAGAACACCAGCACGGGTGATACAATCACGGTAACTGTAAACATTGCGGCTGGCACCACATATACGTTTGATTTACGCTATGGATATAAAACAGTAGTAGATCAAACAGGCGCAAATCAATTGGCAAACATCAGTGCTGCATCAAATCTGGCCACGTTTAATCTGGCACCAATGCCACAAATTATTGGCGGCGTGAATAACATTCAAATTACTGCCACGGCTGGCACCAGTGCTAGTGCAGTAACGCTTACGTACAATGATCGATTTATAGGAGTATAACCACCATGGCTGAACAATCAATTGGGTATGCCACCACTGGCACGGGTGATGGCCCTGCAGCAGGCTATGATTCGTCACGCATGACGGTAATCGAAGCAAAAACGTTAGGTATCGGAGTGTTGTTACAAGGCAGCTATTTGGCACAATCAGGTACAGGCACTGCCACGCTATCAATTGCAGATGGCAGTGCAGTGGTGGCCACAGGAACCACTACTGTTACGGGTGGCTATTTGTACGAGAATACCAGCAGTGCCAGTATTGCAGTGGGAGTGGTGGCGAATGGTACCTATAATTTAGTTATCCTGGCAAATGAGTCTGGCGCAAGTGTCACCGTAACGCGATCAGTGGCAGGCACAACCATTGCCACCAAAACCACACGGCTGGCACTTGCCACCAGTGCACAATTAACCACTGCTGCACAGCCATATATTACGCTTGGCACGGTTACCGTGGCATCTGGCCTTGTAAGTGCGATTGCGTCATACTATACATACGCCACCACACGACAATTGGCACCAGCAATTTATGCCACCATGAGTGGCGGAACTGCTGCATTAACTGCGGCAAATACTGATTATCAAATTGGCAGCTTCACATCATCAACTAATAGTGCTGATGGCACTATATCAATGGATACGCCATCAGGAACCATTACCATTTTAACAAGTGGGTATTATCTATTTTCGGTACAGGTGCAATATAGTGCAGGTGCTACAGGAAATCGTCGCATTACCATGGATAATTTAATCATTTATCCACCACAATCTGCAGCACTGTTTGCCACCGGATCAACATTTGCTGCCACGCATTCAAGCTTCCTATCAGTCACTGCTGGCAGTAGTGTGGCAACAAATGTAAAGGCATGGTCAAGCGTTACAGGGCAAACAGTATCAAACTGCATTATTAGTGTGAAGCGCATTTAAATGGCACTACTTTATACGATGGCTATTTACAATGCCAGTGGCGTAATTCAAACCATAGCCACGGATTATATGCAATTACAAATCAGCAGGCAGGTAAACGCTATTGACGGCTTGGCGTTTAGCATGGCTAGCACGTCACCTAACGCACAGTATTTGCAATATGGGTATATTGTGTCAGTAACGCGTCAAGACAGCGCACAAGGCATATCTGCAAGTGTTGAATTTGCAGGCATGATTCGCAAGATTGTGCGAATTGTCAGCACGCAAACAATTTACCAAATTACGGCCGTATCGATGACGGCACTGCTAGCTGATCGATTGGTCGCATATCGTGCCAACGTAGCAAACAGAAGTATATTTGCTGCAGTGCCTGCTGAAACCGTACTAAAAACATTGTTCAATTACAATTGCACGGCCTTGGCAGTAACTGGCACCACGTCACAACGCATCATTAATGGCAGCACAACTGGCATGACCACTGCTGCCAGTGCTGGTGGTGGTAGTAATGTGAGCATTGCCTGTAGTATGCAAAATCTTTTAGATGCTATGCAGAAGGTGGCTGTAGGCAATGGTGGTGATTTTGATATGGTCTGGACTGCACCAGCCACGTACACATTTACGTGGTATTTAGGGCAACGTGGCACCAATCGAAGTAGTACGGTAATTCTATCAGTGGCCACTGGCACTATTGCAGAATTGCAAGTAATCACTGATAGACTGCAAGATTTTACCAATGTTATTTTAGGTGGCAGTGGCGAATCACTAGCACGTGCCATGTACAGCAGGCCTGCATCACTTAGTACAGGGTTATCTAATCGAGAAAACTTCATAGATGCACGCAATCAGGGAGCTGGTACCACCACTGCTAATTACAATAGTATGGGTGATAGCGCACTAGCATTACAAACAAAAAAACGCACCAGTTACACAGCCAAGCTTACACAAAACGCGGCATTGAAGTATGGCCGTGATTACTTTTTTGGTGATTTGGTTAGCATCAATGATAATGGCACGCTAATAACGCAAAAGGTGCAGGGCATAGAATTAAAGTTTGATAATGATGGGAGTGAATCGGTAAATGTCAAACTTAATAACCAATAACCTTGCAAGTGTAATAAGCGAAATTCAGGATTTGCAGCGCGTAGAAACTGCAGGTGCCTGTATTACGCTTACACGATCAGCATCACAGGCAATTACCACTGCTGGCACGCTGATTACATGGCAAACTGAAACGCGCAATAATGGATTTACTTGGAGTACTACAGATATAACCATACCAACAGCAGGCTATTACGGCATACAGGTGTTTCTGCAAACGTCTGGCAATGTAACGCTATTTACACAGCGCGTCATCAATACCGTCAACATTGGGTATTTCGGATATTCATTTACCACAATCAATTACCATGTGGCCACAATGATTCGATATTTTGCAAGTGGTGATGTATTGCAGATTCGCGTCATTCCATCATCAAATGTAAATATCAATGTGGCTGCAGATGGCACAAATAATGAATCACCTATACTGCACATTGTGCAAATGACAGGAAGCCAAACATGATTATTTATCGATTATTTATCAGTGTGCCACAAATCACCACACGGTATTGTGATGAATTTGGCACCTACTACGATACGCCACCAGCTGATAGTTATATTGTGGATTCGCCAGATCAAGAGCAGGCAATGCGCGATGTGCGAAATTATCGCAATGAGTTATTACTAGAATCAGACTACACGCAACTGCCAGATGCACCACTTACACCAGCACAGGTAACACAGTGGCGTGAATATCGCCAGGCATTGCGTGATTATCCTGAACAGATTAATGTGACTGAATGGACTGCACCACCATGGCCTGTTGCACCACAGTAAACCTATGCTATAATCGATTTGTCGAACATACTTCAACGCGCCGCACAAACGCCACGGACCGCCACGCAAACTGCATGCGTGGCGTTTGTGTGTTACAATCTGATTGCTAGTCTAGGCAGTCACTAAATAACGATTTTGATCGCACAGCTGGCGCGCGTGGTACCAAAATTAATACGCGAGATAAACCCCAATCTACTGTACACATGATTGGGGTTTATTGCGCCAAAATTGCCTATTGCAATGTATATCAAAATGATGTACAATCATGGCAGGTTATTCGCACTAGCACAGAAAGCAGGAACAACATGTCAAAGTTTATGATTATGATCGATGGCAAGGTACACGAGATTTACGCCAATGGCCGTAATGTGGCAGTGCGTACTGCCATCAATGAACACTACGGCAAATTGATTGCGTGCAATGTGGTGTTTGCACGGTACATGATTGGTGGCGTGGTATACAAGGTCACCAGTAAAGAGCTTGGTATCATCGAAGCAATTGTGAAGCAATAAGGAGTGATCACCATGAATGCACAGCAAGAATACGAGTTTCAGTTATTGTCATTGTGGTACGAACGCGCGCAACGTCGCAATGACCAGGTAGGCATGGCAAGTTATGGGCGCAAGCTTATGGCACTGCTTATGGCAGCATATCCGTGGTACTACAAGGCATTGCCAGAAACCGTGAAAGGTGAATAACATGGATAGCAACAAAACGTTAGTGCGAGATTCGTACACCATCAATGCAAACCATTTTGCACGCTACGGTATGAATGAAGTGGCAGTGAGTGCAGACCACAAACACGATCACCTGAAGGTGGTTATATCTGGTCACAAACCACAGCTGGCAATGGTCAATGACGCGCTAGGAATTGTGCTAACACGCATTGCCGAATTGGAACGGCTGGCAGCTGATTTGAAAATGATTATGCAGACAATGCAGGAAGGTGAAAAGTAATGAGTGAAGTAACACGGATGTATTTTGAACGCGAAGTGATCGGCACGCCAGAAAACTGCAAACGCGTGTGGTGTGCAATGGTGGTGCATGATGGTGAGATGACTGGCATCACACTATGGCAAGATGGTGCCTGGTGGTGCATGACTGAAGAAACCAATGGCAAGATTTATAGCAGCACATGGGGTAATGCACAGCACATCATGAAAGAGCTGGAACTGTACGGCCTGCAGGTAATCATTGATCACATTGATTTTAATGCGAGTAATTTCAATGTCTGATAAAAAGCGAATGATTATGCTACGGCTGCCAGCAGTGATGATAGATAGCATCGATGCATTGGCAGAATATAAGGGGTTAACACGTACCAGCATGGTAATCATGCTGCTAACGTCACCAATATTTAAGGCCTTAAATGAGAAAAGGAAGGAAGCACAGCGCAATGCCAGAAAATCTAAAACTGATGGCACACGGCCGTAATGGCAAGTTTGTATGGTTTGTGTATCGTGAATTAGGCAAGTGGTTGGTGGAAGTGGTAGCAGGCAATACGGCCAAATCATTCACCACCAGCACTGAACAAGACGCAATGAAAATGGTGGCGGATTTGCGTATGGATTACGAGTTGGGTAATTTCTAGGCACAACACGGCCTGCAGTGGAACAACACACTGCAGGCCCAAAGCGAACGAGCACAGGTATTCGCCAGATCATTATACAAGATAGGAA